CGCTCGTTCTATTAACTACGTAACATTGAATTTTGTTGCAGTTAGAACTGGTGTTGAGTTTGAAGAAGTAGTTGGCACAGTATAAAGGAGTATTGAGAAATGGCAATTTTAGGCGTAGATGATTTTAAATCAAAACTAAGAGGCGGGGGCGCACGTCCCAACCTCTTCAAAGCAACGGTCAACTTTCCTGGCTATGCGGGGGGTGATGTAGAACTTACATCCTTCTTGTGTAAGACGGCAGCGTTACCCGCTTCAGTAATGAATGTATTCGAAGTTCCGTTCCGAGGTCGTCAATTAAAAATGGCGGGTGACCGAACATTTGAACCTTGGACAATTACTATCATTAATGATACCGATTTCGCAATCCGTAATGCTATGGAACGTTGGATGAATGGTATGAATGCTCATCAGCAAAATACAGGTCTTAGTAATCCAGTTGATTATCAAGCAGACCTGATTATCGAACAACTTGACCGTGATGGTACTACACTGAAGACTTATAACTTCCGTGGGTGTTTTCCAACAAACGTCAGTGAGATTGCCGTGAGTTATGAGACAGTAGACGCTATTGAAGAGTTTACAGTTGAATTCCAGATTCAATATTGGGAATCAGATACCACTAGTTAATCTAGTTATAGATAAGGGGGTAGGGTATAAAACTCTACCCTTTTATTTTAGGTTTTATAATATGGAAAACGCAAACGTGTTGCAGGAACGATAAATGGCAGAACAAGATAACAGTATTCTCAAACTCTTCGGTTTCGAGTTAAAACGTCAAAACGCTAACAAGGCAGCCGAAAAAGAATCAGAGAAGTTAAAGTCGATTGTTGCTCCCACCGATGAAGATGGTGCGGGTTACGTTACTGCGTCTGGTAGTCACTATGGTCAGTACATTGACATGGAAGGCAGTCAGGCAAAAGACAACCAACAGTTAATAATGAAGTACCGTGGTGTCGCACAACACCCTGAAGTAGATGCTGCTGTAGAAGATATCGTCAACGAATCAATCATTGGTTCAGAGATGGACATCTCATGTGAAATCAATCTAGACAAAGTAGAAGCACCTAACAACATCAAAAAACAAATGACCGAAGAGTTCAACAACATCTATGGTATGTTGAAGTTCACAGATTTGGGTCATGACATATTCCGTTCATTCTATGTTGATGGTCGTATATACCACCACCTCGTAGTTAATGAATCCAATCTTAAGGCTGGTATCCAAGAAATCAGAACGATTGATGCCGCAAAGATTCGCAAAGTAAAAGAAGTAAAACATAAGAAAGACCAACTGACAGGTGCAAAGATTGTCGAAAAGGTCTCAGAATTTTATATCTATCAAGAGAAGTCAGGCACCAACCAAGGTGTGAAACTTTCTCCCGATAGTGTTTCTTACGTATCAAGTGGTCTACTAGACCCTAGTAAGAAACAGGTTGTGTCCTATCTACATAAGGCATTAAAACCTATCAACCAATTACGTATGATGGAAGACAGTCTTGTTATCTATCGTCTCGCACGTGCGCCTGAAAGACGTATCTTCTATATTGACGTAGGTAATATGCCTCGTAATAAGTCAGAAGCATATATGCGTGATATCATGGCACGTTATCGTAACAAGATTGTTTACGATTCTAGTACGGGTCAATTGAAAGATGACCGCAAACATATGTCTATGTTGGAGGACTTCTGGTTACCACGTAGAGAAGGTGGTCGTGGTACTGAGATTAGTACACTGCCTGGCGGTGAGAACCTTGGACAGATAGATGATATCATCTACTTCCAGAAGAGACTGTATCGTTCATTGAACGTACCTGTAGCCCGTTTGGAACAGGAGTCGGGTTTTACGTTGGGTCGTTCAACCGAAATCTCTAGGGACGAAGTTAAGTTCCAGAAGTTTATTGACCGTCTACGTAGACGTTTCTCTGCACTGTTTACTGGTATACTCAAGAAACAACTCATACTGAAAGGTGTTATCACTGAACAGGACTGGGATGAGTGGAAGAGTTTTATCACGGTAGACTTCCAGAGAGACAACCACTTTACTGAATTAAAGAATTCGGAGTTGTTACAAAATAGACTCCAAACTCTTGACCAAGTGTCTCAGTATGTGGGTGAGTATTTCTCACGTGAGTGGGCAATGAAGAACGTAATGATGATGTCTGACGAAGACATTGAAGAAATGAAAAAACAAGTCGAAGGTGAGAACGCAACCGTAGACGAAGATGAAGAGGAAGTATAATGAGTGAAGTAGAGATAGAGAATTCAGAAGGTGAAGTAACAGAAGTATCTGCGGTACAAGAGTTAATTGACAACATTACTGCTGGTGAACTAAACGCAGCTGGGGGTTCATTCCAGAGTCTTATTCAAGATAAGATGGCGGATGCACTTGAAGCACAACGTGTTGCTGTTGCAAACACTATGTTTAATGATGACGATGACTCAGATATTGAAGACGATTCTGATATCGAAGAGATTGAAGATGAAGATGAAGATGAAGAAGACGTTATCGCTGAATTAGAAGATGAAGATTAATATTATTTATAAAATCTAATTCTTATAAATAATAGTATGAAATCTTATAAAGAAATTCTTACAGAATTAAAAGACCGCAAACCGAAAGGGGAAGTGGTCTTCGATAAAAAGATTAAACGCATCCCCGTCCTTATTGTTAAGGACAAGGGGACTTTACCGTTTGTGGTATATATTGATGGTGACCGTTTGGATGCCTTCAAATCACAAAAGGATGCAGAGAAGTCTGCTGAAAAAGTAATAAAGGAATTAACATGAAGTTAATTACAGAGTTTACAGAAAACGAAACTCTATCTTGTTTGATAGAGAAGAAAGATAACGGTGATAAATCATACGTTATTGAAGGCGTTTTCGCACAGGCGGATAAAAAGAATCGTAACGGACGTGTTTACCCCAAAGCCATTATGGAAAGGGCAGTAGACAAGTACGTTGTAGAACAGGTTAACAAGAAGAGGGCTGTAGGTGAGTTAAATCATCCTGAAGGCCCCACAGTTAACTTGGACAAAGTTTCGCATCTCATCACCTCTCTCAAGTTTGAGGGAAATGATGTGGTCGGAAAGGCACAAATATTGGATACTCCTATGGGTAAGATTGTAAAAGGTCTTCTTGAAGGTGGTGTACAACTAGGAGTGTCAACTCGTGGTATGGGTAGTCTTGAGCAAAGAAATGGCGCAATGGTCGTCAAAGACGACTTTATTCTTAGTACTGTTGATATAGTACAAGACCCTAGCGCACCTGAAGCTTTCGTTAATGGTATAATGGAAGGTGTAGACTGGGTCTGGAATAACGGTGTTCTTACACCTCAAGTAATTGAAAAAATGGAGACTGAAATTAGAAACGCTCCGAAAACTGTCTTATATGAGACAAGTGTTCGAGAGTTCAAAAATTTCCTCTCGTTAATTAAATCTAATATGTAAAGGAGTCAATTATGACTGAAGAAAATAAAGTCGAAGTTGAACTTCACGATGAAGACATTAACGACATTGTGGAAGAAACTCTCGAAGAAGGTGGCGCCCTAGAGCCAAAAGCAAAAGGGAATGCTAAAGATGCAAATGCAACTGACGAAGAAGAGTCAATCGCATCTGTAGACAAAGCAGCAGACGCTACCAAAAAATCTCCTGTTCCAAAAACAAAAGCAGGCATGATTAATGCTATGAGCATGAAGTTGCATCAACAGAACAAAGAGCAACTGAAAGCTTCATACGGTAAGATGATGGGTGAAGAAGTTGAAGGCGAAGATTCAATTGTGGAAACACAACTTGATACCTCTGCTGAACTGAATGCATTAGTCGAATCTGAAGCAACACTCAGTGATGAGTTTAAAGCTAAAACTGCTGTAATTTTTGAAGCAGCTGTAAAATCTAAACTGTCTGAAGAAGTAGACCGTATAGAAGCGCAGTACAAAGAAGAGTTAGCAGAAGAATTATCTTCTACTAAATCAGAACTTGTAGAAAAAGTAGACAGCTACCTGAACTATGTAGTTGAAACTTGGGTCGAAGAAAATCAAGTTGCAATCCAGAACGGTCTCCGTACTGAAATTGCCGAGACTTTCATGGAGAAAATGAAGGACTTATTTACTGAGTCTTACATCGATGTTCCCGAATCCAAGGTTGACCTAGTTGACGAACTTGCTGAATCCGTAGAAGAGTTGGAAACCAAACTCAACGAAACTACTCAGAAAGTTATTGACACTACCGAAGAACTGGAAGTTTACAAACGTGAAACGATTATTCGTGAATCGTCACGTGACCTTGCAGACACTCAAGTAGAAAAATTGAAGTCACTCGTAGAGAGTATTGAGTTTGATGACGAAGAATCTTTCGCCGCCAAAGTTAAAACTGTCGTAGAGTCGTACTTTACCAAAGAAATCTCTGATGATGGAGAAGTAGAAGCTATTCAAGAAGATGCAGACGTAACAACTGAAGTCTCTTCTGTAATGGAATCTTACTTAACCGCAATCCGAAAAAACGCATCTAAATTATAGGAATATTAAAAATGCAATCTTACGATACACTAATCGAAAAATGGGCTCCCGTATTAAACGAAGAGTCAGCTGGCCCGATACTCGACAATCACAGACGTTCTGTTACTGCCGTTATCCTTGAAAACCAAGAAAAAGCAATGATGGAGCAGAATACTGCATCACATGGCTTCATGACCGAAAACGCTGCTTCTGGTGCTAATAACACTGGTTCAGTAAACAACTTTGACCCAGTATTAATTTCACTGGTTCGCCGTGCAATGCCTAACCTAATCGCATACGATGTATGTGGTGTACAACCAATGAACGGCCCAACTGGTCTCATCTTTGCGATGAAGTCACGTTATAAGGGTGGAGCAACTGGTAACCGTGAAGCACTATTCAACGAAGCTGAGACTCAGTTCTCTGGTGATAGTTCTGGTACTCACGATTCTGATAACGCTTCTGGTTGGAACGGAATCGACTCAGGCGGCACTCGTCTTTCTGCTCTTGCTGCTGGCGGAATGCCAACTGTAGATGCAGAAGCACTTGGTCGTACTGGTGGTTCAGCGTTCAACGAGATGGGTTTCACCATCGAACGTCAAACTGTTACTGCTAAGTCACGTGCTTTGAAAGCTGAGTACACTCTAGAACTTGCACAAGACCTTAAAGCAATCCACGGTCTTGACGCTGAAACAGAACTGGCTAACATCCTCTCTACTGAAATCCTTGCGGAAATCAACAGAGAAGTTATCCGTACTGTAAACAGTCAAGCAAAAACTGGTGCTCAACAAGCGAACGTCAGTGTAAACGGCGTATTCAACATGTCTACTGACACTGATGGTCGTTGGTCTGCTGAGAAGTTCAAAGGTCTTGGTGTTCAAATTGACCGTGAATGTAACGTCATTGCTAAAGAAACTAGACGTGGTAAAGGTAACGTAGTAATCTGTTCTTCAGATGTTGCTACTGCTCTTGCTGCTGCCGGTACTTTGGACTATGCACCTGCTATCGCTAACAACCTTCAGGTTGATGACACTGGTAACACTTTCGCTGGTTTGTTAAATGGACGCATCCGTGTGTACATTGACCCATATGCCAACGTAGACTATGTAACTGTTGGTTATAAGGGTACTAACCCATATGACAGCGGTGTATTCTACTGCCCATATGTTCCATTACAAATGGTTAAAGCTGTTGGCGAAGATGACTTCCAACCACGTATCGGGTTCAAAACTCGTTATGGTATGGCATCTAACCCATTCGTTGGTTCTACACCTTCGGACGGTCTTGCAACTGCTAAGACTAACCAGTACTACAGAATCTTCAAGATTACTAACATCTTGACATAAGTCTGTAATAAGAAGAGTGAGGTTAACTCACCGTTCTTTAAACCCTCATCTTCGGATGGGGGTTTTTTTTGTCTTATAAATACATACATGGAAGATGCTCTGCGTATCAAGTGGTACGTATCGCATTAGTGGAAAGGAACCCACAATCGGAAAGACACCAACAGGAGATTGATATGAGACTTTTAATCATATCTGCCATGTTGTTCTTGACTGCTTGTAGT